AGCCGATCGACCGCCTCCAGCAGATCATCGCCCAGTCGTGGTACTGGATCGGCGGCTTCTGCGCCCCCAGCGACACCACCACCAATCCAACCATCATCCCGACCGCAACCAACGCCGCCTTCAAGCGCGCCGTCATGATCGAACATGTCGGGTAGCACCGCGCCCCCCAGCGGGGCGGCCACCCTGCTCGACTGCGAAAAAACCGACGTCCGCCGCTTCTGCGGCTACCCCGCCTACGGCGCCGGCGTCGCCGGCAACATGGGTTGGCGCTTCTACCAGGCCTACGGCGCCATGGAGTATCGTCTCAATAACCTTTCCCCCTCCGAGGTCAACGTCCTCCGCGCCCACCTCGCCACCCTCCGCGCGTTCGAGGCCGCCATTCCCAACGCCGCCGCCAACCTCGACACCGACACCGCGGCCGTTTGGACCCGCAACCCCTCCGAAGTCCGCGACCGTCAGCGCCTCGAGCAAGACTGGGGCCGCCGCCTCTGCGCCTTCCTCGGCATCCCACCAGGCGCCGGCCTGATCAGCCAGCAATCCCTCTCCCTCGTCGTCTAACGCCTCCAGCCGCGGGCCTTACTCCCGCCCAGGGATCCCCATGCAACAGCCCCGTCTGAAGGACCGCATTGCCCGCGGCCTAGGCGCCGCCGCCCGTCACATCGGGGCACCCCATGACGCATACCGCCCCACCTCAGCCAACACGCCGCTCGACCCCCGAAACCGCTACCTCCAGCGTCCCAGCAGCTACGGCCGCGCCACCTGGTATGGCATCTTCGACAGCGCCTATACCCAGCCGGGCGACTACCTGAGCGGCCCGACCGGCATCTTCTTCATCGCCGCCCAGCAGCCCCTGCTGCCCACCCTCTGCGTCCTAACCAACCGCATCCTAACCCTCTCCCGCCCCGCCGCCCCCAGCACGCCCGGCCTCAACAGCTACGGTGGCGTGCTCCTCGCCACCGCCACCCCCCTGTTGACGGCCTGGCCCGCCTCGATCCTAACCGCCGGGTCGGGTAGCCCCGGTGACCTCCCCGGCGACGCCAACATCCCCTCCTGGACCGTCCTGCTGCCCGAAACCCCCGTTCCCATCCGCTCCGCCGACATCATCCAGGATGATTTAGCCCGCACCTACGTCGTCGGCACCGCCGAATACACCGCGCTCGGGTGGCGCATCCTTGCCAAGCAGGCCGCCACCTGATGCCAAACCAATCCGACGCCGAAACGGCCCTCGCGATCCTCGCCGCGGCCGCCCTCTATCCCAACGGTCCCACGGCACCCAGCGCCGTCGCTGCCACGATCCGGATTTACCGTGGCTGGCCCAACGCCGCCGCCCTCGACGCCGACCTCGCCGCCGGCCGCGTCAACCTCACCATCTTCCCCGTCCTGGGCGCTACCCGGGTGACAACCCGTTATCCGACCACGCCCACGGACACCCGAAGCGTACCGACACTCACCGTCGCTGTCGTCGGCTCCGTCGCCACCTTCGCCGGCACCGCCACGGCCGGCCAACTCGCCGGCCTCCTCGTCGAAGGCCAGCCCTACGTCTACCGCACCGCCGCCAACGACACGCCCGCCCTGGTCGCCGCCATCCTCGCCGGCGCCATAAACGCAGTCCGCCCCGCCACCGCAAGCGGCGCCAGCGTCACCACCCCCGAAACGGTGCCCATCGCCCGCATCGTCGCCGACGCCGTCGCCACCACCGAACTCCGCCGCCAAATCCAGTCGTTCCGCATCACCGCATGGTGCCCGACCCCAGACCTGCGGGACGCTGTCTGCGCCATCATCGACCCGGCCTTCGCCGCCACCCCCTTCCTGACCCTCGCCGATGGCTCCCAGTCCCGCCTCGCCTTCAGCGCAACCACCACCTTCGACCAAAGCCAGGACGCCGCCCTCTACCGCCGCGACCTCATCTACACCGTCGAATTCCCAACCACGCTGGTCGCCACCCAACCATCGATGCTGTTCGGCACCGTGGGCCTCGGCGCCGACATCATCACCGCCTGAACGGAGCATCCATGCAGCCAACCCTCGTCGTCGTGCGGCCATTCGGGACGCACGCCATCGGCGACGTCATCACCAACGCCACCGACGTCACCAGCATCCTCGCCTCCGACCACGCCACCCACGTCGTGAAGATCGTCAAGCCCGCCGCAGCCAAGACGGAGGGCTGACACCATGCCGATCGTCCAGCAGGGCACCATCAATACTACCGCCCTCATCGTCCCGGACCTGTACGTCCAAATCGTCCCACCGCAGAACCTGGTTCTGAACGGCGTCCCAACCAACGTGTTGGGGATCGTCGGCAGCGCCTCGTGGGGCCCAGTCAATCAGCCAGCCATCGTCGCCACCATGGCCGACTACGCCCGCACCTTCGGCCCGGTCATGCCGCGCAAATACGACATGGGCACCCAGGTCGCTACCGCGGTCCAGCAGGGCGCCAGCAACTTCCGCTGCGTCCGCGTCACCGACGGCACGGACGCCGCCGCCAGCTACGCCATCTTCTATGCCGCCGGCGCCTATCCGATCGAACTCGTCGCCCGCTACACCGGCTCGCTCGGCAACCAGATCGGCATCACCCTGGCCGGCGGCTCCCAGGCCGGCACCTGGCGACTGGTCCTCACCCTGCCCGGCCTAACGCCGGAAGTGTTCGACAACATTGCCGCCCCCTCCCCCGCCTCGTTTTGGACCAACCTGGCCACCGCCATCAACCAAGGGGCATCCGCCCTGCGCGGTCCCAGCCAGCTGGTTGTTGCCTCCCTCGGCACGGCCACCAGCACCGCCCCGACCAATCTCAGCAACCAAAGCCTGCTCAACGGTTCGGACGGCGCAACATCCGTCACCGCCGCCACTCTCGTCGGCCAGGATGTGCTGCCCCGCACCGGCCTCTATGCCCTCCGCAGCCAGGGCTGCAGCCTAGGCTTGCTCGCCGACGCCGATGACCCGACCCAGTACACCGTCCAAGCGGCCTTCGCGCTGTCGGAGGGCCTCTACATCATCGCCACCGGGCCGTCCGGCGACACCATCACCAACGCCGTCGCCACCAAGCAATCCGCCGGCCTCGACAGCTACGGCGTCAAATTGATGTTCGGCGACTGGATCTACTGGAACGACCAGACCAACGGCGCCATCCGCCTCGTCTCGCCGCAAGGCTTCACCGCAGGCCGCCTCGCCAATCTCTCGCCGGAACAATCCAGCCTCAACAAGCAGCTTTACGGCGTCGTCGGCAGCCAGAAATCCGGCACCCCGGGCTCCGGCCAAACCACCTGCTACAGCAGCGCCGAACTCGGCGTCCTCCTCGGCAGCGGCATCGACGTCATCGCCAACCCGCAACCCGGCGGCAACTACTGGGGCGTGCGCGGCGGCCACAACTCCAGCAGCAATGCCGCCACCAACGGCGACAACTACACCCGCCTGACCAACTACCTGGCCAGCACCCTCGCCGCCGGCATGGGCGGCTTCGTCGGCCAGGTCATCAACGCCGCCCTGTTCCAGAGCATCCGCTCCACCCAACTGAGCTTCCTACAAAACCTGCTCGGCCAAGGCATTCTCGGCAGCACCACCGGCGCCCTACCGTTCAGCGTCGTCTGCGACATCTCCAACAACCCGGCCAGCCGCACCATGCTCGGCTACGTCCAGTCGGACGCCCAGGTCCAGTACCAGGCGATCAACGAGAAGTTCATCGTCAACATCGAGGGCGGCCAGACCGTCCAGGTCAGCGTCCAGACGCTCCCCTCCGGCCAGGTCTCGTAAGGAGCTACCGTCATGCCAACGAACGCCTTCTCCCTCGGCCGCGACACCCAACTCGTCATTATCGCGCCCAGCGGCCGGATCGACCTCACCTACGTCACCGGGTTCGAAAGCCGCCAAATGACCCAGCCCATCCGCGTCGACCGGCTCGACGGCACCCAGATGGCCGCCGAACTTCCCAAGGGCTGGGAAGGCAGCTTCGATATCGAGCGCGGCAGCAGCGTGGTCGATGACTTCATCGCCGCCACCGAGCAGGCCTTCTACACCAGCGGGCAGATGCTCACGAGCACCCTCTACCAATACGTCACCGAGGCCGACGGCAGCACCAGCACCTACCAATACGACGGTGCTGTGTTCAAACTCGCCGCCGCCGGCGCCTGGCGTGGCGACGCTGCCGTCAAGCAAAAACTGGAATTCTTTGCCGCCCGCCGTATCCGCGTATAGCCGCCGGCCACCTGCCCACCCAGACCATCCTATAGGCCGGCCAGACGAAAAGGACACGCATGACCCCCACGCAATCCTTTGTTGCCGCCGCCCAGCGCACCTGGGACGTCACCGACTCGCTGAACCGAATCCTAACCATCCACCAGATCACCGCACTCGACCGCCTGCGCCTGTTCAAGGCGGTTCCGCCCTACCTCGCCTACAATGACCACTACCTCGGGCAGGCCTGCCTCACCTTCGCCGTCACCGCCATTGATGGTATCCCCGTCCCTCAACCCACCAACGAGGCCCAGATCGAGGCCGCCACCGCCCGTCTGGGCAACGAAGGCATCTCCGCCATCGGCGCCGCCCTCAAAACCGAGGAGCCGGCCACCGCCACAGCGGGAAACTAAGCCGGCACCCCGACCTGACGGACACGCTCTACCTCGTCCGCAACGGGGTGCCGTTCGACGTCGCCTTCTCGCTGCCCGAACGCGAACGCCTCGCCTGGGTCGTTATCTTCGGCACGCTAGCCGGCCAGAGC